ACGTGGAATTGAACTTAACGAAAAAGTAAGTAATAAGTGTGCAACTCAAGTAGGTAAAATAAGAGCCACGCAGCTAAGAGACAAAAAAAACATCAGTTTAGAAACCATCAAAAGAATGTACAGCTATTTATCAAGAGCTTCTGAATATTACGATGAAAACGACAATCAAGCGTGTGGAACTATCTCTTATTTATTGTGGGGTGGAAAAGCTGGTTTAAGATGGAGCGAAAGCAAGCTAAAAGAACTAGGAGAAATAAATTTGGAGTCAATGCTTATAAATGATGACTTTGCTATTATAGATGACAGACTTGCTTATTCAACTAAAGAAAAAGCAGAAGAAATGGCTGTTAATATAGGATGTGAAGGAATACACATACATGAGTTTGAAGACAAAGAATGGTACATGCCATGTGAAAAGCATTCGCTTAAAAAATACAAGTGTCCAAAAGGATATAAAAAAGACTATCAAAAACATAAATGCGTTAAGAAAAAATGAAAAAGAAAAGAGAAAATAAAACAATGAGCAAAACATCACCAAAAGGTGGTAAAAGAGGTTGTTTATGTGCTGATAATACTTATCATTCAAAATGTTGTGATGGATCACATCAAGCTCAAGGCATAGGCCCTGTATAAAAAAGTTTTATAAAAAGTATATCATTTTATGTCTTTAAGCGGATTATAGACATGAAAGCGCAAGAAATACTTAATAAAATCAAGAACGTGGTTGGTGTAGAACTTTCAGAAGAAGTATCTGTACAACTCGAAGAATTAAAATTAGAAAACGGCACTATTCTAGTTGCTGAAAGTTTCGAAGCTGGTAAAGCAGTATTTATTAAATCAGAAGAAGAAGAAATTGCACTTCCTGTTGGAGAATATGCCTTAGAAGATGGCAGAAAGCTAATGGTAAAAGAAGAAGGTTTAATTGATGCTATTGCAGAAGCTAAAGAAGAAGAAGAAGTAGAAGCAAAAGTAGAAACAGACCTTGAAGAAGAAAAAGCGGAAATGTATGTTACTAAAGAAGAATTTGCTTTAGCATTTGAAGAAATTAAGTCAATGATTGAAAAAATCGGAGATAAAGAAGAGATGAGCGAAGAAACAGAAGTTGAAGAAAAAGTTGAAAAAGAAGAACTATCTGCTGATGTCGCTGAACCTATTAAACATAATCCTGAAAAAGAAGATAAAAAATTCAATTTCAAAATATCCAATAAAATAGAAACAAAAATGGATAGGATTTACAACAGATTAAATAATAATTAAAAACAAATAAAATGGCAACAACAACAAGCTTAACAAGTACATACGCTGGACAAGATGCTGCTGGATATATTGCTGCTGCTCTTTTAGAGGGTAACACAATAGCAAAAGGTGGAATCGAAGTAAAGCAAAATATAAAATATAAAGAAGTAATTAAAAAATTAGCAACTGATGCTAACGTAATTAAGGATGCGACATGTGACTTTGATGCAACAGGAACAGTTACAATGACTGAAAGAATCCTACAACCTGAGGAGTTCCAAGTTAATATGCAGTTTTGCACTAAAGACTTTGTGGCTTCATGGGAAGCGATTTCAATGGGCTTTTCAGCTTATAACAATCCACCAAAAGACTTTTCTAGCTATATGTTAGGACATGTTGCTGGATTAGTAGCAGAAAGCACTGAAACTAACATTTGGGAAGGCGCAAACGCTTCTGCTGGTCAGTTTGATGGTTTTGTCCCATTGGCATTGGCGGATTCAGATGTTATTGATGTAGCTTCTCACGCTGCTGTAACTTCTTCAAACGTAGTAGATAAATTAGGTTCTATTGTAGATGCAATTCCTTCTGCTCTTTACGGAAAAGAAGACTTACACATTTATATTTCACAAAACATTGCTAGAGCTTACGTTAGAGCTTTAGGTGGTTTTGCAGCAACTAACTCAGGTGTTGACGCTAAGTCTCACATGTGGTATGGAGATCAGGCATTATCTTTTGATGGTGTTAAGTTATTTGTAGCAAATGGATTGAATGATGACACTGCAATGGCAGCTCAGAAATCAAACTTATACTTTGGAACAGGTCTTTTAAGCGATCATAACGAAGCTAAGATTATAGACATGGCTCCAATCGATGGTTCTCAGAACTTTAGAGTAATCATGAGATATACGGCTGGTGTTCAGTATGGTATTGGTTCTGAAATCGTTCTTTACCACGCTTAAGAAATTAACTAATAATGAGGGCTTGTAATAGCCCTCTATTTAAACTTTAAAATTATGGCATGTGATTTATCAGCAGGAAGGAACGTACCTTGTAAAGATGTAACAGGTGGTATATTTGCGGTTTACTTTGTAGATTATGGAGATTTGGGAGATATTACTTTAACAGCAGATGAAGTAACTGACGTTTCAGGAACATTTTCAGCTTACAAATACTTAGTAAAAGGAGCAAATTCACTTGAACAAGCTATTACAAGCGAACCTGACAACGGAACAACATTTTTTGAACAAACTTTAACATTAAACCTACAAAAGCTAACTAAAGAAGATTTAGTACAATTAAAACTTCTTTCTTATGGTAGGCCTCACGCAGTTATTGAAGACAACAATGGAAACTTCTTTTTAGCTGGAAAAGAAAACGGTTTATCAGTTTCAGGTGGTACTATAACAACAGGTGCAGCAATGGGAGATATGAGCGGTACATCAGGACTTACTTTAACAGGTCAAGAAGTATTACCAGCTAACTTCATTGCAAGTGCAACTAGAGCAAATCCATTTGCTGGATGCTCATCAGCTACTTGTACAGTTGTAGTAGGAACTAACAGCTAAGAACTAGGTTAAAAAGTACTATGTGTTAAGGGGTATAGTACATGGGTGTGAAAAGGGTGGATGAGTGTAAAATTTTATCCACCTTTTTTTTTAAAAAATTAAATATGCAAATACTAAGTACAACAGGAGGCACAATAAATTTTATTCCACGTGAAAACATAGATGATAGCAAGACTTATTCTATTTACATCTATTCAGAAGACAAAAACAAGAATGTTCTTTCTTCTTCAATAGCAACAATAGGCACTACTAGCTTTTACAACACTTTTGCTGCTGACATAACACTTGATGAAGGTTCTTTTTATAGAGTAGAAGTTAAAAATGCAACAGATGATGTTTTAATATTTAGAGATAAAATTTTCTGTACAGATCAAACTGCAAACGCATACCAAATGACAAGCGGAGTTTATACTCAAGCACCTGAAATTCCAACAGCTAACGAATTTATATACTACGAAGGATGAACAACTTGCACTTTATAGAATTAAGCCAATATGAAAGGCCTTTAGTAACAGAAGAACCTAATCGCGACTGGATAGGAGTAGGAGAAGATAATGCTTATTATCAAGGTCTTATTGACTGTTTTATGGATTCTACTACTAATCAAGCAGTCATTACAGGTATTGCTCAACAGATTTATGGTAGAGGATTAGAAGCAACAGATTCAGCTCAAAAACCTGAACAGTTTGCAGAAATGAAAAAGCTTCTTAAACCTGATGTATTAAGGAAAATTAGTTTGGATTTAAAGATGCTAGGAGAAGCAGCTTTACAGATTAGTTATAAGGGCAAAAAAATACACAAGGTTACACATTTTCCAAGAGAAACGTTAAGACCTGAGAAATGCAACGAAAATGGCGATATAGAGGCCTATTATTATAGTGCTGACTGGTCAAAAGTTAGAAACAACACTGAACTAACTAAAATACCTGTTTTTGGTAGTAAAGGAACTGGCAATGAGGTAAAGATTATAAAAAGATATGTTACAGGTTACCATTATATAAGCCCAGCAGATTATTCTACTTCTTATGCTACTTTAGAAAAGGAGATTGCAGACTATTTAATCAATGATGCACAAAATTCTTTTTCGGGTACTAAGGTTATCAATTTTAACTCAGGTATTCCATCAGAAGAAAAAATGCAACAGATTAAAAGCCAAGTAATGAACAAGCTCACAGGTTCATTTGGCGAAAAGTGTATTATTGCTTTTAATCACAATGCAGAACAGAAAACAACTGTTGAAGATATACCATTAAATGATGCACCTCAACACTATCAATATTTAAGTGAAGAATGTTCTAAAAAGATTTTACTATCTCACAGAGTCACGAGTCCATTATTGCTAGGATTAAGAGATGGAAACAGCGGTTTGGGTTCAAATTCAGAAGAAATAGAAAACGCACAAAGACTGTTTTCAAACACTACTATTAGACCTTATCAAGATTTAATAATAGACTGTTTAGATGAGGTTTTGGCAGTAAATAATATTTCACTAAATCTATACTTTAAGACACTTGATCCTTTAGAGTTTATGGATATTGAGGTTACTAATGAAGAAGTAATTGAAGAAGAAACAGGTGTTAAGCAAGAAGATGCTTTATATAGTGAAATTGAAATGATGGCAAATAAATCTGATTTACCTGATGATGTTTTTAACGCTGTTTTAGATGGTTTACATGGAGAAGTAATGAGTGAAGAATGGGAGGTTGCAGATGAAAGAGATGTAGACAATGAAAATGAAAGTCTTGAAAGCTGGGCTGGTAGTGTTTTAGAAGTAAATTTTGCTGAATCTGTTAAAAGTGATACACCACTAAAAAACAATCCTGATGGCTTTTCTTATTTAGATAAATCTTATTACAAAGTAAGATATAAGTATGCAGAAGGTTCTAAAAAACCAAAAAAGAAAGGCAATAAATCAAGGCCGTTTTGTGAAGCAATGATGTCAAGAAGTAAGAGAGGGGTTGTTTATAGAATTGAAGACATTGACAAAGCTAGCAGTGATATGAATTTTGCAGCAGCAAAACTACCTATGCACAATGATAAAAAATACAATTTATTTGAGCTTAAAGGCGGTGTTTATTGTAGACACAAATGGAAAGAGGTTTTATATAAAATGAAGATTGATGCTGCTTTAGATGGCAAAAAAGGTAGTAAGAAATTAGGCGATTATGATATAGTAAAGGAGATTCCTAAAAGTTATAGAGCAAAGCCAAGAGGACATAAAAAAGCAAGTAAAGCACCTGTTAATATGCCAAAACAAGGAGCTTATCCAACAAAATAAAGATATGAATACACAAGAAAGAATATATAAAAAGTTAAACCTACATAGGGAGAGTGTAGAGTTAAGTGCAGAAAAGATAGAGCTATCTATTGCAAGCGACATTAAAGATGCTTTAAAAGCAACTAAAGGATTAACTACAAGCATAGATAAAACCTATGATAAAATGCAAAAAATGGTAACAGTTTACCAAA